CACAAGAAGTGTTACTCTGTGATGTCCTGCAAGACGGGGCGTGTGATTGCACACAAGCTGGCTTTGACACTGGCTGACCCCAAGTTTGTCATCCGCAAGGCGGGACAGAGAAAGGTGAGGCAAGAGGGCAGGAAAAATGTACATGCGTTTGTTGTGGGATATTTCAGTCATCGCAATGGCATGGCTGCATGGCCCAAAGCAAAGCAGGTTACATACAACCCATACAAGAATGACACATTTGTATTTGCCAAGACACAGGAATCTGTGTTAGAAGCAAAGGTGACAACGATGGGTACTATTGATGCTAGACCTAGCATGTGGGCAACGCCATGAAAATCAGACCAGTGAATCCTGTAGCACGGGCGTTGGCACAAAACCGTCGTCGTGCGCAGGTAGTGCCGCCCAAAAGGGGCAAGGGTTCATACAACAGAGATAAGGAGAAGACGAATGCACGGAAATATGAATCAGGAAAAACGTCAGGCTCGTAAGCAGCCAATCAAGAAGCGTGAACAGCCGTGGAAGATTGCACGTGCAGCGGCACGTCGTTCTAAACGCTATCGCCAGCACATGTTCTCTTCATGTGATGACGGTAAATCTGGTTTGAATAGTGCTTAAATGTCACAGGTGTGACAAAAGGAGAGTGAGTAATGAGTAACATCTGGAAACTAATCATGGACTGGCGGTACAATCCGCTGTCCCACATACCCGACATGAACACACGGCACATGGTAATGCAGGTGCTGGCATGGATGTGGTGTATCATCTTCAGCATGTGGGTGGGCAGTGTCGTTGCCTTTGGCATCAGTGCCATCGCCCATGCCCTGTTGATTGCTGGCATCTTCATCACGGCAGGTGTGTTTGAAACAGCCAAGCGTAGGCCGCAGTATTTCGGTGGGCTTGGCAGAGGCAATGGGGGTGAGCATGAATGAAGACAAAGAAATAGACAACGAACTGGATTGGTTCTTGTCCGAACAAACATGGGAAGAATACTTCAACGAAGGTTACGAGGAGATTGAGCATGACTGATAATGAGTTCCTGACAAAAGCAGAGGTTTTAGAAGAACTAACGAAGTTATACGACATTTGTATGAACAGCAGTTTCGTATAGCTGGTGCAATTTCAAACGCAGAAGATGTAGTAATACAGGAGATGAAACATGAATAGGTTCATCATTGACAAAGAACCAGAAGCTATCGCACAACAACTGTGTGACCAGCACATCATCAAGATGGTGTTGGAAGAGGCACAAATGCTGAACACTGCCGTGCGCATACATGCACCGGAGTTTGCAGAGGAAGCTGGCTTGTACAAGATAGCGTACAAAAACCACCCCTGTACGCAGTGGGCAAGGGAGACACGTGTCAACTACAGGTACGCCGTGCGTCTGATGAAGGCCATGAATGACGAGTACATGTGGCGTTACCCCATACGCAGTGACCGCACTGTCAATACAGGACATGCGTCAATGCGACACTTTGATGCGCTGGTCGAGGCAGAGAAGTACATCCCCGATGTCAGCAACTTTATGACGCCGCACCCACAATGCTTCAGCGGCCATGATGACTGCAAGACAGATGAGGAGTGGCCGATTGTGGCATACCGCACGTTTTATGTTGTTGACAAAATGCGGTTCGCAGAGTATAACAAGGGCCGTGAGATGCCTGAATGGATGCGGAGTGCAGCATGAAAACGATAACAGTTAATATCAAACACGAAAGTCGCACCATCCTTGAACGCAAGGTAGAAGATTACTTTCGTGGCTATCACCCATTTGGGTATGGCACTAAGCTGGAGACACCAGCGTACTACGATGAAGACCAGCAATGTTGGGTGGCTGTGATATCCCGACACACCTCTTGTGATTAAGGAGAAGATGATATGAGTGAAGAAAAAACAGAATGGGAAATTCGTATGGAAGAAGCCGTAGAAACATGGGCAAACTTCAGCGACCATCAACAACGGTCTATACTAAAACTGCTGAAAGCGTGGGTGCCTGTCCGTACCCGTGTTGGAGACTTGTCATCCATTGACTACGATGATCTCAAAGCCATTGATGATGCGTGGTGGCAGTTAAAAAATGCCATCGTGGATAAAAACGTAGAAATAAAGGAGTGGGATTACTAATGTTTGAAGCAGCAATTATGTGTCTTGCATTGAACATCTACCATGAGGCCCGTGACCAGCCCTTCATTGGGCAGGTTGCGGTAGCCCAAGTGGTGATGAACCGTGTGCGTGACGACAGGTATCCTGACGACGTGTGTGGGGTTGTATACCAAGGGCCAACATACGCATGGAAACCCAACTTCCCCGTGCGCAATCGTTGTCAGTTTAGCTGGTACTGTGACGGCAAGTCAGACAAGACACCGGATACAGAGGCATTTGAGATAGCCAAAATGATCGCCGTGGGCGTTTACAATGGTAATCTTGGAGATTTTGTTGAGGGTGCCACGCATTACCATGCAACCTACGTCCTGCCCGAATGGGCAGAGACAAAATACAAGACAGTTCAAATCGGAGACCACGTATTTTATCGGTGGGACTGACTTGACTTTACCTACGCTTTGTTGTATAACAGAGCATCACTTGCCCTCATGGGCTTCAACTGTCACAGGTGTGACAAATGCAAAGGAGAAAAAAATATGCCACTAGATTTTACAGCCGAAGAACTAATCCCCGAAGACATTAACTTTCCTGTGGTCTACGAGGACACACACTTTCACAAGTCCAAGTACGTCATCAACGGCAACACAGGGGAGTACCTTGGTATCGTTGGTAAGAAGTTCAAATGTGCCAGCCACGGTGACTTCTTTACTCGTGCGCACAACGCTGTGTCGGAGCATCTTGGTGAAGAGGTTTGCGACAACATGAATCTCAAGTTTAGCACTGCGCGTAATAATGCATGGGTGATGATGGAGATGGTCATGCCCAACGTGCTGCGTAAGATTGTCACAGACAAGCACACGACTACCATTGCACCCCGTCTCATTGCCCTGCATGGCATCGACGGTAGCTGTTCCAATCAGGTGTACTACGGAGCCATCGACTTCTTCTGTACGAATGGTATGATCACTGGCGACTACGACAAGATCAAACGTAAGAACACAACTAACTTTGACTTGGATCGTTTCATTGGTGAACTGGAACATACCATTCAGGACTTCAATAACACGGCGGACACATATCAAAAGTGGGCAGAGACAAAGCTGTACACCATTGATGTGAGTGCAATGCTCAAGTCAATCATGTCTGATGAGAAGGCAGAGAAGATGTTCAGCTTGTATAATCACGAGACTGTGACACGTGGTCGCAATGTGTGGGCTTTATATTCTGCATTCACTAGCTACGCTAACCCATTGAATGTAGACACTAATGGTTTTGCACTTCGCCGCACAGGCAATGATACGCAAGCACAGAGCCTGTGGAAGCGTGAGCAGGACGTGGCTGGCTGGATCAATACTCCGCAGTTTCGTGAACTGGTAGCAGCGTAATGGCTTATTGGTACACCGAAGAAGGAGATATCGGTGCGGAAGAATACCTGAAAGAAAACAATATCAGGTATGAATGGGTAGAGGGAGCAGTCAGTATGATGTACATTTGGAATGAACATGACAAACAGTACATCTACTGGCCTTCCACTGGCCGGTGGAAAGCTAGGTTTTCCCGCAATAGCACTGCGTATCGTAGTAAGGGCATTGAGGACTTCCACAAAAGGTTCTTAAACAACGTCTTTAAAAAAGAGGAGAAGAAAAATGAGGATGTATAAAATTACCTTTTCACCCAATAAGTTTCACGGTGAACTAACTTGGTACGGGAAGGCAAGCCACAGTGAACACGCTAAATCTAACCTCATGTTGGATTGGCATCGTGCCTGTACAACACGAGGTTTAAATTTGAAAAGGGCAGAGATCACAGAAATTCACGAGGAGATAGTCTCATGGCAACCAAGCATGATCTACAAGGATTAGCCGACGATTACTATTCTTCCTATGAGTTCAATAACTTACGGGAAGAAACTAAGAGACAGTATCAATACCACATTGGTATCATGCTCGACACTGTGATTGACAGCAAGGCCATTCGGGATAGACAATGTGACAAAGTGTCATCCCGTCTGGTAAAACTGGCGTACAACCAATGGTGTGAGAGGGGCGTACAGTTTGCTAATCATGTGCTGTCTTCCTCTCGCATCCTGTTTAATCACGGGTTGAACATGGAGATTGTGCTGGTGAATCCATTCTTGGCTGTCAAGAAACGCTCTGTAAAGCCCCGTAGGACGGTGTGGACTAAGGAACAGGTACAGACCTTCCTGAACACCGCTTATGGCGACTACAGCAGCCGCAATGTGGGTTTAATCGCACAGATGGCATACGAGTGGTGCCAGCGTTTGGGTGACATGCGTATGCTACAGTGGGATTCTATACAATTTGATAAGTCTCGTGTACATATTGAGCAGTCAAAGCGTAGGGCAGAGGTGTTCTTGCCCATATCTGGTGATTTGTTGGATATGTTGTTTCAACAGCAGCAAGACTTTGGCTTTCAACCTTACGTTGCACCAATGACAGAGCCTATTCGGGGTGTTTATCATCCTTACTCATTGCACCGCTTGCCCAAAGTGGCACGTAGGATCATGCGTGAGGCTGGTCTACCCGAAGAACTGCGACTATCTGACCTGCGGCGAACTGGCACAACGGAAATGGTCGATGCTGGTGTCGGTATGGCACAAATTATGTCGGTTACAGGACATGCTAACCCACAGAGTGTGAAGCCGTACATGAAAAATACTTTCACCAGTGCAGATTTAGCATTGACGGCTCGTAAAAATCATGATATCTAAACATCGTGATTGCCCAACGGACCTATATATAAACATATATAATGGAGATATGTAATGGATGTACGTACATTTGTAGAGGACTTAGGTATTGCCAGTGGTGAGTCTCGTAGGCTCAACTGTCCTGTCTGTAAGTCGTACAAGACATTTACTGCTACCAATAACATGGGGTCTTTGTTGTGGAATTGTTACAAAGCCTCTTGTAGTGTTAGTGGTTCTATTCGTTCTCGTTTATCTGTAGAGGATATTCGTAGGATGAAAAGTGTCACACCTGTGACAAATGACTTCGTACTGCCTGAGTTTATTGTGCCGCATGACAATCGTAGTGCTGTGTTAGAGTACGCAGACACGTGGGGCATTGACCCAGACAATCTCATGTACGATGTCAAAGAACATAGGGCTGTGTTCGTGTGCTATCACGCTAATACACCAGTAGATGCGACAGGTCGTGCGTTGGGGCGTAAGCTACCCAAGTGGAAAAGGTATGGAAATAGTGGCTTGCCATTTGTTCATGGACGTGGTAATGTCGCTGTGGTTGTTGAGGACTGCGTGAGTGCAGTCGTTGTTGGTGAGTACGATTCCTTTGTCGGGGTTGCAATTCTTGGAACTTCCCTCTCTGAATTGCATAAAGGGTATCTCTCGCAGTTCTCGACAGCCGTCATGGCATTAGACCCCGATGCTTTGCCAAAGACACTACAGTACGCCAAAGAGTTGCGTGGTCACGTGAGGAATGTAAAAGTGCTGCGCTTGAACTACGACATAAAATACCGTAACCCCGTGGATGTACAGAAGATGCATCTATTTCAAGACAAAGGAGAAGTGTAATGGAATTATCAATTATAAGGAGCCTGATGGACAAGGAGTTCTACGATGCACATCGTGGCGCTAAGTGTCCTGACAGGTTGTTTAATCCAGAGAACCGCAAGATCAAGAAGACCATTGACATGGCAATGGATCGCTATGAACGCACTGTGACACCAGAGGAAGTGGAGGCATTGTTCTTGTCTAACAATCCCACACTGACGCCATCAAACAAGTTGGCGTACTCTGCTGTGTTCAACAACATCAAGAAGGAAAACCCGATGGGCAGCGACGTAGCACAAGAAGTGCTGTCCAAGCTGTTTCAGCAGGTTGTGGGTACGGACATTGCTGAATTGGGGTTTGAATACGTCAATGGTGATCAGGGTAGCTTGGAGTCGCTTAGACGGCTGCTTGAGCAATACAACGATGACTTCTTGCCTGACATGAATGTGGAGTGGGACGATATCGACATTGATACTTTGCTAGTAAAGAATGATCTTGAGGCACGGTGGACGTTTAACATTCCTACTCTCGCACAGTTTGTGGAAGGCGTTAATGCTGGACACCTGATTGAGATTGGCGCACGGCCCAACACTGGTAAGACATCGTTCCATGCCAGCTTGATTGCCAGCCCCGGTGGTATGGCAGCGCAGGGTGCTAACTGTATCATCCTCTGTAACGAGGAAGGTAGTCACCGTGTTGGCGCACGTTATCTGACAGCAGCCACGGGCATGACCATGCGTGAGATAAAGAAAAATCCTAGTAAGGCGCGTGATCTGTACGCCCCCATCAAAGAACGTATCAAGATCAAAGATGCTACGGGACGTGATATGTCTTGGGTTGAGTCAGTCTGCAAGACGTATAAGCCCGATGTCATTCTTCTTGACATGGGTGACAAGTTTGCGCGGCAGGGTGGCTTTGCTCGTCCAGATGAAGCACTCAAGGCTAATGCAATACACGCACGTATGATTGCCAAGCAGTACGAGTGTGCTGTGTTTTACATGTCACAGCTTTCTGCCGATGCAGAAGGTAAGGTCATTCTCAATCAGGCAATGATGGAGGGGTCACGCACAGGTAAGGCAGCAGAGGCTGATCTGATGGTTCTGATTGCAAAGAACCCAGTCAAGCAAGACGACGATCCCAATGCTCCAGAAGATTTGCAACGGCACATCAATGTTGTAAAGAACAAGCTAAGTGGATGGCATGGCGTCGTTCATTGTGAACTGGACTATCGTACAGGAAGGTATATGGTATGATACAACAATTTCTGTTTGACCTTGAGGACTATGATCTTGTTGAAGGTGACGGTAAGACATGCAATAAATGTAAGCAGCATTTACCTTTCTCAGCTTTTAGCTGGCACTCTGGTGCAAACTACTTGCGTCCAGAGTGTAAAAAGTGTAATACAGAACTAGGAAAGGTTCGCAATGCACTAAGACAACAGTATGGAATGCCGGATAAAAATCATAAATGTCCAATATGTTTGCAGGGTGAGGATTCTGTTGCTGGTAAAGGCAATATGAAAAATGGTGCATGGGTAATAGATCATTGCCACGATACTGACACATTTAGGGGATGGCTATGCCACAAATGTAATAGATCATTGGGTGGGTTTGACGATAGTGAAGAAGTATTGCAACGAGCAATACAATACTTAAAAGAACACAAGGAGAAGATAAATGAAACTAACACTTGATGTAGAAAACACGGTGACACATAGGGATGGTAAGATGCATCTTGATCCGTTTGAGCCTACCAATTCACTTGTAATGGTTGGTATGCTGACAGACCAAGGTCAGTGTCTGACATTCCCATTTGATCACGCTGACCGTCCCAATCAAGATGACTACTTTGATCGTGTGCAAATGATGCTGGATGAAGCTACGATCTTGATATGCCACAATGCCCCGCACGATCTTGTATGGCTGTGGGAGTCAGGTTTCAAGTATGACGGCCCTGTGTTTGACACGATGCTGGCAGAGTATGTCATGCAGCGTGGGCAGAAAGAACCACTGTCTCTTGACGCATGTGCGCAACGCTATGAACTGAGTTGGCAGAAGCAGGATACACTGAAAGAATATTTCAAACAGGGCATAAGCACCAGAGACATACCATACAACGAACTTACTGAGTATCTAGTTGCTGACCTTCATGCGACACAGGAGTTGTCTGACAGGCAGTATGCAAAGTTAATGAGCAAAGAGTACGCAGGTCTTATGGACACTGTTGTCCTGTCTAATCAAGTCGCTGTGGTGCTGGCTAGAATTTATCAGCGTGGGTTCAAGGTAAACGAAAGTGTACTGGAAGATGTACGTGTCGAGTTTGAGAACGAGAAGCAGACACTGACAAGTGAGTTGGAGACTATGGTACATAAGTTGATGGGGCATCGTCACGTCAATCTCAATAGCCCAGAGCAATTGTCTCAAGTAATCTATAGTCGCAAGCCTATTGACAAAGCCATGTGGCAAAACAACTTTGATCCATATATGTCAAAGGAGTTATACAAGACTGTGATGAAAGAGAACAGCGAGATCGTCTACAAGAAAGAACCACAAAAGTGTCACACCTGTGACGGTTCAGGTAAGGTGTATCGTACCCGGAAAGATGGAAGTAAGTATGCAAGGCCAAACAAATGTAAGGTTTGTGATGGGAACGGGTACGTGTTTGTTGAGTCTGAAAGGGTTGCTGGACTACGCTTTACTGCACCGGATGCCAAGTGGGTCAGTGCTAATGGTTTCACAACTAGCAAGACACACCTTGAGATACTTGAAGGATTTGCACGTCAGCACAATATGCACGATGCAATCAGCTTCTTAAATAAGGTAAAGCGTTTGAGTGCGCTAGATACTTACCTGTCATCATTCGTTGATGGCATAAATACCTACAGGAAGGCAGACGGTAAACTGCATGTCCGTCTCCTGCAGCATCGCACGGCTACTGGTCGCTTCTCTGGTGCTGATCCAAACATGCAGAACATGCCACGTGGCGGCACTTTTCCTGTAAAAAAAGTGTTCGTATCACGGTGGGAAGGTGGCAAGATTATGGAAGCTGACTTTGCGCAGTTGGAGTTTCGTGCCGCTGCTTTCCTATCACAAGATGGAGTTGCTATTGATGAAGTATCTACTGGGTTTGATGTACACTCATATACCGCTAAGGTTATTACCGATGCTGGTCAACCTACGGATCGTCAGACTGCGAAGGCGCATACGTTTGCTCCGCTTTATGGTGCAACGGGATATGGGAGAACTGCAGCGGAAGCGGAGTATTACACACACTTCAATACGAAGTACAAAGGCATCGCAGCTTGGCATTCCCGATTGGCTAAAGAGGCTTTGACAACAAAGATGATTACTACGCCATCTGGTCGTCAGTATTCATTTCCCAATGTTGTGCGTAAGATGAACGGAACTGTGTCGTACTTTACACAGATAAAGAATTATCCCGTGCAGGGATTTGCCACAGCAGACATTGTTCCTGTTGTGTTACTTGAGATGGAAAAGAGATTATCAACTATGAAGAGTTGTATTGTTAACACAGTGCATGATTCAGTGGTGATTGACATTCACCCAGAGGAAGAAGAAAAAATTATTTCTCTGGTGAAGAACATGAATGATAATCTTACCGACTTGATTAACAATGCTTTTGCTGTCAAGTTAAATGTTCCGATGCTTTTAGAAGCAAAAATCGGTCCTAACTGGCTTGACACGAAAGATGTGGCATGATATAACTATGGCTCTTGAACTCAAGAAAGGAGTAAAGAAATAATGAGTGAACTAATAAATGTTAATGCTGGCAACTTTGCAGCTTTGGCGAAGCTAACGGGCATCGCTGATGACGGCAAGACTAGCAAGAAAACGAATACCCTAAATCGTCTGCGCATCTGGCATCAGCCAGTTATGGGTCAGGCAGAGGTAAATGGTCGCCTCACAAATGTAGAGACGATTGAAGGTGGTATGTTCCGCCTTGAGATCATTGAAGGTGATTCGTCTAAGTTTGTGTATAGCAAAACTGTAACCATGCGCCCGTTTATGCAGAGGTTTATGTATCGCAGATATATTGCAAACAAAAACCCAAAGCCAAACGAGCCAAAGGGCAGCTTCCACCGCACGATTATGGCAGACAGCCTGAACATTGACTTGAAAGATAATACTGGTCGGTTCAACTGTGGTAAGCCATCTGGGTACATTGAAGACTTTAAAGCACTGCCACCTGACATGCAGGACTTGATCCGGCAGATCAAACGTGTACGTGTAGTGTTTGGAGTGGTGACTCTCGACAATCCTGTAGATGCAAATGGTAATGAACTGGATGAAGTGACCACCCCATTTATTTGGGAGATTGACAATAAGGATGCCTTCAAGTCACTTGGTGATGAGTTTGGTGTCTTTGCTCGTCAGGAACGTCTTCCGCTCATGCACAACATTGTGTTCTCTGAGAACATCAAGAATAACCTACCAAATGGTAGCAGCTACTTCACTCCAAAGTGTAAAGCTGATATGTCAGTTGTGCATGAAGTAAAACCAGAGGACGAAGAACTTCTTGGTAACTTCCTTGAATGGGTAAAGAACTTCAATGACTACATCTGCAAGGAGTGGGATGATAAGGCTATGAAGCGCCAAGAAGAGAGTGCCAAAGCCGTACCCGAAGACGAAGCTGAACTTGTAGAAGACTTCATTGAAATTGAAAGTGAGGTAGCATAATGAATCACTCTGCTGAACTGGCGTTGCATAAGTACATGGACGATGCTGCTAAAGGCAAATCCACCATGTCACCTGAAACAATCCAACAAATTGGAAAGGACATCATGGATGCACTTGCTCGTCAGTTTGGCGAGAGGGAGCCTAGAGACTTTAAGTTGCGCATGTCTAATGTTGGTAGGCCAACCTGCCAGCTATGGTTTGAAAAGAACAAGCCAGAGGCAGCGCAACCTAAAGCTGGTAACTTTGTAATGAACATGATGCTTGGAGACATCGTTGAAGCTGTCTTCAAGGGACTACTTACAGAAGCAGGAGTTGAATATGGAGATTCAGATAGTGTTACACTCACTCTGTCAGACGGTACGGAAATCAACGGAACGTATGACCTTGTTATTGATGAGGCTGTGGATGATGTTAAGTCTGCGTCTGACTGGTCTTATCGTAATAAGTTTGACTCCTACGATTCCCTCGCTAGTGGTGATGGCTTTGGCTATATCGGACAGCTTGCTGGCTATGCTAAAGCAACAGGCAAACGTGCTGGGGGTTGGTGGGTAGTCAACAAGGCCAATGGCAAGTTTAAATATATTCCTGCCACGGGCATTGACATTGACAAAGAGGTAGCCCACATTGAAGAAACCGCAAAGAAGGTAGAGGCAAACGAGTTTGAACGGTGCTTTGAACCAGAAGATGAATACTTCTACAAAAAGCCTACTGGCAACAAAGTTCTAAACAAGAACTGTACTTTCTGTGATTTCAGAAAGGCTTGTTGGCCCAATCTAATTGAGGCACCGCAAGCAAAATCAAAGGCCAAGTTCCCAAAACTTGTGCAGTATGTGGAACTAAAAAGTGCCTAACTATAAAGCATTCCGTGCTGCACGTAAGTACGGGTATCGTAGCGGATTAGAGCATAAGCTGTCCCTCTATCTGGATGAACTCAAAGTTAAGTATGACTATGAGAAACTCAAGATTGAATGGGAAGACCTTGCATACAGAACCTACACACCTGACTTCGTGCTGCACAACGGAATTATAATTGAGACAAAGGGAATGTTTACAGCCGCTGATAGGCGTAAGCACCTCGCAATCAAGAGGCAGCACACGCAGCTTGACATTCGCTTTGTTTTTGAGAATAGTAGACGAAAGCTACGAAAGGGTGCTAAGTCAACATACGGAGAGTGGTGCATCAAGTACGGGTTTATGTACTATGACAGGATCATTCCAGAAGATTGGTTGAAAGAGAAGGGCAAGAATAAACACCCCAAGTTTATTAAGTTTAGTGGAACGAAAGTAAAAAGGAGATGAGAACCATGAGAATTGACCCTACATCCTTCTGCATTCAGTTGAAGCCCGTAATTGACGACGATTGTGCTTGGACAGGAGAACTAGAAGTAAATATAATCACGGACAAAGAAAACCCTCTTGACAAAGGCAGCTACATGTCTATGATGCACCTTAGTGAGATTGTTGCATGTTCTGTTGCTTACATGGAAGAGAACCCAGAGTTGATAGGTAAGATTGAAGAGTTTATTGAAAGCCCAGACTACAACGAAGTTGCAACAAAAGAAGAACCTGATGTTGAATACACAGATGGTAATGTTGTAAAGTTGCACTTCAAGAGTAGAACGAAAGGAAATGCGTAATGCGACACGAAGAGTACATGAAAATGCGGAGAGAAGAATTGGAGCAAGCTGGCAAGGAAGCATATGCTAATGTTGATATGGTCAACAATCCATCTCACTACAATAAGTCTGGAATAGAGTGCATCAATGCTATACAAGCTGCAACAGGTGATGGCTATGAGTTTTATCTGCAAGGTAATATACTAAAATATCTATGGCGTTACAGATACAAGAATGGTAGTGAAGATTTGAAGAAAGCACGGTGGTATCTTAACGAATTAATAGAGGAAGTAGAAGGCTGCTATGATGAGGGTTAAGGTCTACATCACAATAGATATTGACCCCGAAGAATATCCTATTCCTGCTGACGAAGATGTCGGTATGGAGATTGAAGATGGCATTTGTGAATACTTCTACGATGTTGACGGTGCTAATATACGAAACATAAAAACACTAACGGAGAGATAAAAATGAACAACTATTTACCTACGGACTACCAGAACTTCATTGCGCTTTCACGATACGCTCGTTGGAAAGATGATGAAGAGCGCCGTGAGACATGGGGTGAAACCGTCGAGCGGTACTTTGACTACATGGAAAAACATCTTGGGCAGAAGCACAACTATGCTTTGTCAGATGAATTACGTGCAGAACTTGAAGAGGCCGTGCTTAATCAAGATATCATGCCAAGCATGAGAGCCTTGATGACTGCTGGCCCTGCACTGGATCGTTGCCACGTAGGTGGTTACAATTGCTCTTACGTACCTGTGGATAGCCCTCGTGCTTTTGACGAGACGATGTATATCCTCATGTGTGGCACTGGTGTAGGCTTTTCTGTTGAGCGTCATCACACAGAAAAGCTGCCTATCGTCAACGAAGATATGCATGACACAACGACTGTCATCAAAGTTGGCGATTCACGTCCGGGCTGGGCCAAGTCACTGCGTGAACTTGTCTCTCTCCTGTACGCAGGGCAAATACCGCAATGGGACATGTCAGAGGTTCGTCCTGCTGGCGCACGTCTCAAGACCTTTGGTGGTCGAGCGAGTGGCCCAGCCCCACTGGACGAGTTATTTAACTTTACAGTAGAGATGTTCAAGAAAGCTGCAGGTCGTAGACTGTTTCCTATTGAGTGTCACGATCTAATGTGTAAGATTGGTGAGGTTGTAGTCGTAGGTGGTGTCCGACGTAGCGCACTCATCAGCCTGTCTAACCTGAATGACGATCAAATGCGTCATGCTAAATCAGGTCAATGGTGGGAAGGCGAAGGGCAACGTGCGCTGGCTAACAACAGCGTTGCCTACAAAGGAAAGCCAGAGATGGGTACATTCATGCGTGAGTGGGTATCTCTGTATGAGAGCAAGTCTGGTGAGCGTGGTATCTTCAACCGCAAGGCAGCAAAGGAACAGGCATCTAAAAATGGTCGTCGTGATGCAGAACAAGATTTCGGATGTAACCCTTGTAGTGAAATTATCTTGCGTCCATATCAGTTCTGCAATTTGTCAGAGGTTGTTGTACGTGCGTCCGACACACAGCAAACGCTGACCGACAAGGTTCGTCTTGCTACTATCTTAGGCACATTCCAGTCCACGCTTACTGACTTCAAGTATCTTCGTAAAGTGTGGAAGAATAATACAGAAGAAGAACGTCTGCTTGGTGTGTCCCTGACAGGTATCATGGACAATGCTATGATGTCCGGTAAGTCTGCACATCTTGGTATGAACATTGGTGCTACATTGAACGCACTCAAGGAACAGGCTATCACTACCAATGCAGCTACGGCTGAACAGCTTGGCATTGCACAGTCAGCAGCTATTACGTGTGTCAAGCCGTCTGGTACAGTATCACAGCTTGTGGACAGTGCCTCTGGTATCCATGCTCGTCACAACCCATACTATATTCGCACGGTACGTGGCGACAACAAAGACCCATTGACACAGTTCATGGTTAGTGTTGGCATCCCAGCAGAACCAGACGTTATGAAGCCAGACAGCACGACAGTGTTCAGCTTCCCAATGAAGTCACCTCATGGTGCTGTCACTCGCTTTGATATGACTGCCATTGAACAGCTTGAACTGTGGCTTCTGTACCAGCGTCACTGGTGTGAACACAAGCCATCCGTCACTATCTCTGTAAAAGAAAACGAGTGGATGGATGTAGGAGCATGGGTATATGATCACTTTGATGAAGTGTCAGGTATCAGCTTCCTGCCATTCAGTGAGCATACATACAAGCAAGCCCCATATCAAGACTGCACCGTTGAAGAGTATGGTGATATGCTCAAGCGTATGCCAGCATCTATAGATTGGACTTGGTTGCAAGACTATGAAAAGGAAGACACTACGTCAGGTGGACGAGAGTTGGCATGTACGGCTGGTGTTTGTGAGGTAGTTGACATTGCCGCAGCGTAGTGATAAGTTGATGTGGAAACGTGGTGATGGGTGGGTTCAATACAATCCCCACCCTCATCATCCTTGTTACGAAGAGTGGATGAAGAAACGAAAGGAGAAGGAGAATGAAGAAGCAAATGATACAGGCACTAAGTAATCATGCCATTGCAAACATACACTTGCATAAAACGAATATTGATATATACTTTGCTAATCCAGCAGGTATTGGAGAACACTCTGATATCTTGGAAGCAGTACAGGGCGAACTAGACAAGATTGCCCTACACGAAGACCGCCTAGCAATCCTACGAAACTGGCCGCAAGGAGAAGAAAATGAAGAAACCAATAGTGAATGAGAAACTTCTGGAGTGTTTTGAATCAGGTTACACGGCATTTAGTCGTGTAGCCAAGCGTAAAAAGTTTTACCATCAGTGGGCTAATCCAATGAAGAAAGGAACAACGGGCCACAAAGAATGGCAGCGGGGATGGAACACCGCATACTTTGAGAATCTGGAGAAACTAAATGGACTTGGAACTAGAGGCTAAACGGTGGATGGAGGAAAAGCAATTGAGTGATTTAAAAGCAGCAGAGTATCAGTCTCGTGCATGTGAGACAGCAATCTTTCCCAAGCGTCAGGCTATGGAGTATCTTACTCTTGGCCTGACAGGCGAGGCAGGTGAGATTGCAAACAAAGTAAAGAAGTTCATTCGTGACGGAGCATCAAAGGATGAGTACCTTGCCAAGCGCATTGAGATTGGGTACGAGATTGGTGATGTAATGTGGTACTGTGCGGTATTAGCGGATGAACTAGACATGAACCTTGGTCACATAATGGAGAAAAATCTTGAAAAACTCGCAGACAGAAAGAAGCGAGGAACAATCAGTGGGTCTGGCGACAACCGTTAACAAAGTTACCCCCTACAAAGATAAAAGCTGGTACGTCAAATGGACGGCCAGCTTCTTTATCCTTGCAGCGATAGTCATACGAGCAGCAGACTATTCACATTTGCTAGACATGGTTCTTGGAGTTATTGGTATGAGTATGTGGGCATGGGTAGGTTTTATGTGGCACGACAGATCAATCATTGTTCTTAACGCTATATCTGCGGCGATATTAGCCATAGGTATACTAGAGTATATTTAACGAAGACGTAAATTTTCTCTGAAACCTAGTTGCCTCATATATATTTCTACAAGTTCCTGTTTGCTCAACTCTTCTTTATACCCGTCCTCTTGATAATATCGCTCTAACATTTCTTCAAAGTCTTGAGTCTCGTTAAAATCAGCGTGTCCAGCTTCAGCATTATAATCCTGAATCATAATCTTTCTTATCTCTGCAGGTACTTCTCTGTAGAAACGAACACGATTTTTACGTTGATAATCTTCTGGAGAGTCTCCTGAACGATATCCAGAGGCCATGTTTACGGCATCCGTTTTAATTGCTTGCACTATTGTGCGAAGATACTTTCTTTTCTTGGTATCATTTTCAATCAATTGATAAAACGGCGATACCACTTCACTAGATAAGACATTTTCAATATGATTTCCAAGTGCAGCCCTAGCCTCATTGTCCAACGCAGGGTCTAATGTCTTACGGGGTGCGACTTCAACCCAATCAAACTGTAAACGGTTCAATTCTTTTTCAGCATAGTTACGACGTTCTTCAAATGTTAAACCTGTAATCTGGCGAAGAAGTGGATTAACATTACGTAGGGGAATAGTTTTGGTAATACTTTGTAATGACTCACGGGGTGCCATAGGTGACCACAAAAACGCCTCACTACCCTCTGCCGAAATAGGAAGACTGCGTGTTGCTTGTTTAAAGAAGTAAGGCCAGAACTGAATATCTTCACTAACTGGAACATTTACATATGCAGGATCATACTGTGCATAGATGTCTTTAATAACACCTGCACCGACACTGAACGTGCTAAAATAATTTCCAAGGAATTTTGCTGCTGCAGATTCAAGTCTGTCACTAGCTTTTGCTTCTGCTGTCTCACCAAGAAGAAGTTTTACAGAGCCATCAATAATATCAAGTCCTGTTCCTGAACGGAACTGGCTACCAGTAAAGGCTTCAATCATCTCTCTGGTGTTCACCTTCTCCATAGCAACACGATCATTATCATGTAGTTTAAAGTCTGGATCGCCCATAACTTCTGACAGTTTTCCACCCGGCTTACCCAAACGATATAGCAAATCTGCTACATAAGCATATGCCATAAACGGGCCAAGAGAGGCTTTGGCATTTATTGTGCCACCCGTTGTTGGATCATTATATTCATAGAATTTAGTATTTTCATCGCCATAATGTACGCGAAGAGCGTAAAATGCACCAAGCGTGGCAGCACCACTAAACTGTTTACCCATGCGCACAGACATAGCTTGTGCGCCACCCTTTCCTGTTTTATTTAATATACCGCCCATATTTAATAGACCAAACACAGGGGCATGTTCGTATACAAATCTAAATTGATTGATTAGATAGCGGGGAAATGGAACTACAGAGGAACCAAATGTAGTGCTAAAAAATTGTATAAAGCCATCAGCAAACACATTAAACCCACCTTCACGTCCTTTAAATCTGCCTGTCTGGTACGTAAAGTCTAGTGCTTCATCCATTGCACGAGCAATAGCTTTATCACCTATAAATCCAAACTTTTCTCTTTTTAATAGATCGTCAAGACCGTTTATGTTTGCTTTCTTAAACACTCCGTCAGGATCAATCTGAATCATCTTATTTATCTCACGAGTGAAGATGGCAGATTTAAACATGTTATCACTCATAGTATTAAAGCCGTTTGCAAAACGAGCCGCCTTTAACATGGGACTAGCCTCAAAACCACTCAGTTGAGCAATATCACCCAACTCTCTAAACATTTCTTGCGCCTGATTAGAGTATTGCAATCTGGGGTCACGCAACATCTTAGTTAAAATAGCAGCTTCCTGTGACTGCATACCAAAGAACATGTCGTCAAAAAAAAGTCCTTTGCCGCCAGCTTTCATTTGAGCAATGCCGGTGCGCACCGATAAGTCTGCTATATCTCTTAATTGTTTGTTTGTAGCAGAAGCAAATGCTTTCTGTACTCCCCCTTCCACTATATTATAAGCACCTGTACCCAAGTTCTCTAGTGCATAAACATAGTTACGCATAAGTCCGTTTGTGGTGTTACGAACAGTTGTGGCAGCTTGAATAGTCATAAGACCAATACGAGATTTATTTAAGGCAGATATAAAATCTCCCACTCTAGTCAATCCAAACTTACCCTGTGTTAGCTTTTTAGCTTGAACGTAAGCTGCCTCTGTGCTTGAACCCAACTCCATCAAAGATTTATCTATGGCGGTCAGATCAGCTTTAATTGAATCCGCTTCTGCCTTAGCTAATCTTCCTTGCGTACCAAGTTTTCTAGCAGCTTCAGAAATATCAGCTACATAAAAAGCACTAAACTGATCAAGTGTAATGCCATGATCCTTCATAATTTGAACCATGCCATCTGTAGTTATCTGACCACCCTTTAAGCCACGAGCAATACGTGACGTAATACGTTCTTGGAAATCCTCTTTACTACCTCTAACAACTCCGTCACGTGGACCAATTTTCTTTATCATTGCAGTTGCTGCAGCAGCAATATTTTTTATCTCCATATCTTGTAAACTTGTTGTCAAGTTTTCGTACTTTTCAAAAGCCTTACGACGACCACCAGTAAGTTTTTTCTTAACCTTTTCTCCTTCTGCTCTTGCGCCGGGGAGAGTTTCTTCAAGAGAAAGTTTTAGTGCTGCTTCATTTTCTTTGGCAGCTTTACCGTATGTTTTACTATTAAATATGGGTTGAGTTTTATTTTTATATGCTAACGTAATTTGTCGTTTTTGTTTTCCTAATTCACGTATAACATACTGCTCTGCTACATTAGAGCGAATTGCTCTTTGCGCACCAGTGAGTGTTCCAATAACACCGCCTGTAAGTGCTGAAAGACCTGTAGCCAAGCCAATGTTAGTCAAGTCTACTTCTTCGTAGTCTTCAATAGCACGAACACGTGTCATCTCTTGGGCAGTAACTCCTGCACCCGCACCTAAAGTTTCAACAGCAGCAGAGCCAATCCCAGCACGATAACCGCCAGCTTTTATGCCTTGACCTATGTTTCTTGCCCTATCCGCAACAGTGACAGGTGCTATTTTTTCACCGGCAGCACGACGTGCTAGACGCTTACGTGTTGTATCAAATGTAACGTCATCAAGTTGCTTTTTAGTTAGCTTTACACCTTTTTTCTTTGCAGCTTGTTTTATGACTTCTTTAATTCCTAACTTTATACCTTGTTGTGCGGCAAGCGAACCTGCCTTGGCAGCACCAAAAGAAAACATGCCAGCATATGTTGATGGCGCAGTAAAAACGCCGCCCAAGTAATCTTGAGCAGCTTCTAAGCCGAAGTCACTATCCATACGGTCATACGTATCCATCAGCCGACCCATACGAGCAATGCCCTCTGCGTCTGCTTGATTTGAAACGTAGTACAAATCTTTTAGTGCAGTTACTTCATTTACATTCTGATACCTAAAATGTTCCATAAAGGCATCATATATTTCTTCTGGATCACCCAAATCTTTATCTTCTCGTTCAGCCAAGAATATTTGGGCATCGTTTAAAAATTTCTCATTGTTAATAAGAAACTCTTTGTTTAAAACAATCTCAGCCATTTAATCCCCCAAAAGAATGTTAGCTTGTCTTCTAGCTTCTCTAGGATCAATTTTAGGATTTACATCAATTATGGCTTGCACTACGGCTCTTCTCGCTCTGTTTTTGTCCAATCCACCAACAGACGTGGGTAGATTCTTAAACGCAGCCACAGCGTCGGTCACACGTTTGTCTGTAATATTAATTCCGGTAGATTTTTGAGTAGAAATTGTATCTCCGTCTGGAACATATGCTTCTGCGCTACTGTCTCCGTCCGCTCCCGAAGCATCCTGCGTGTCATCCTGCGTGTCATTTTGCGTGTCATCTTGAGGTCTAGTAATAATCTGACCGTTGGCACCACCTTGTGATCTCTGTGCTTCTTTGTCCGCAAAATATTCATTTTTAAATAGTTTAGCTTTAGGGTCGTCAGAGAGTTGTATGGTTAAAATTCCAAAAGTTCTTGTTTCTTGATTCAAATCTGCAACACCAACGACTATTTCTTTTTCTATAACTGTGTATTGTCTATTCATGGATATAGCTAAAAGTATTTTTTCTCTTTCCTCTGACATATTAGCATTGCCAGATTTTTGTATATTACTTAAATCCACAGTTGCTTGTGCGCCAAATTTTAGTGCTTCTGCTGAAGCATCAGTAGCCTCTTCAAAGGTGATGCGATCTCCTCTGATAAGATCACCCTTGGTTTTCATGTTATAAATTTGGCCTATTGTTTCAATAATATTACCGTTTGCCCTGTTGTATTGAGTATCAGTAAATTCTTTAGCCTCTCCTCTACGACCAGCAATTTCCTCTTCTTCAAGAACAAGTATTTTTGAAGCAATCACTTTTTGTTTAGGCACATTTTTAGCTTTTTGTGCATCTGCCATCATTTCTTTTAATCTAATGATTTCTTGCCGAAGAGGAACATCTGGCCTAATAATTAAGTCAGCGTCATATCCTGTTTGTGCTATGATTGGCAATGCGTCTTCATTTGGAATAAGTGATTGCATTGCTTCAACGCTTTGTTGTGCTTCTTCCTCAACAGTAAGGCCACCAAATAAACGGTCAGTGAGACTAGGTTGAACTGGGAATCCTGAATCAGCAACATTCACAGGAGCAGGGCGGCGTGTTAAACCACTAGCCATACTACGGACAGAAAGTGTCTGACCGTTTTCTAAAGCAGCATTACCAATATCTACAAGAGGATCAAGATTAAACTTCAGGTATTGAGAGCGAAGTCTGTCTGCTTCTGCTTGTGCGCCAGCTAAAGTAAAGTTTTGTATGAGGTATTGTGCAGCCGCAAGAACCTGTTGTGAATTTGCAGAGTGGTCTGGGGTAGCAAGTTTTGCAGCAAGAAGTTTCACTTGCTCTTCATTTTCATCAAGGTCATTCATATATTCTTGTTCTTGACGATTAGTTTTTTCAAGACCATAAGTTCGTAGTTGATCTAAAGTCTTATCTCTACGCGCTTCGCTACGATCTAGTTGTTCAGAAACACCTGTAGCAAATCCAGCTACGGTATCCTCATCTGTAAGATAATCAAAAATGTCAGCAAGAAATTTCATATTAATTTCTCCGTGCCATCAGACCAACTGGCTGTTGCTCTTGCACTGGCTCTTCTTCCTGTATAACTGGCTCTGGCTCACCACGGTCCATCTCTTCTGCCAGTTTATCAATTGTGGCAGCAGACAGAGTAGCGTCATTAATAGCTTTGTCAGAGGCCATACCTGTGTCATATTCAACGCCAGCAGAATCGCCTATCAGCATCATAGTTTCCATAATTATTGGCAGCATGAGAATGCCTACGTCGGCACTATGTTTACCTTCCATAACGCCAACAAGTTGAATGCTATTAGCAATGGTTGTCAGGGGGACGCCCATTTTCATGGTATGTATCAGGCTTTTTGCAAAATCATCGTTTGCAATCTGCGTCACATAATATTCAGCAGCCTCATCAACTGTAGAAAATTCAGATGGCTGTTGCCACGGCCTAGAACCAAGTTCGGCAGTTAGCGATTCACCCGGAACGGGACGACTAAATGATTGGTTAGGTATCATTGTTCCTCATTCCTTTAATATCCATGCGATCACGACGTATTCTTTGATACATTTTAGCCACTTTAAAAGCGGGTTCCTTTTCCATTTTGTTTGGAGTAGTCTGTGATTTTTTTAATAGGGGTGCCATCATACCTGAACCAAAAGACTTTGTTTTCTTTTCTTTGATTTCTGGTATTGCGTTAAAAGCAGACACTACCTGACGAGTTACATTTGTGATCATTTAAATTTACTCCGTATAGCTTTATCCATAAAGTAACGGATTACATACTTTACCTTTGGTTTATTTGAAATATACCCTGCCAAAGACTTTCCGTGCTTTATATATATTTCATATAACCAAGACGGAGAATTTTCTTGCATCCATAATCTAAATTTAACCCAGTTAGTATTGCTAGGACCATAAACTTCACGAGCAACCCAACAGAATATGCCTTTTTCAATTGCTGCAGAACCAAGCCTTCCAATCAAACCTCCGATTGCAGTTTTAGAGGCAGACGATTTAGTTGCTTCAGCCAGTTTTGCTTGCGCTTCTGCATCTAGTTCTGCTACAGCCACGGTTACTTTTCTGTCTAATTCACCCTCTGCAGATTTCCATGCCCATTCCATAGTGTCAGCATAATGTTGCCAGAGATTAGCGTATGCAGTTTTACTAATATCTAAAACAGCATTTGCATTAAGTTCATTTGCTCTGTTAACAGCAGCGGTGTCTGCAGTAGCAATCTGACGACGCCACTGCGCATTAGCCTGTGCAATTACAAGTTGATTTTGTGCATTAAACTGATCACGTTGATTGTTTATTTCAGCGTTAAATCGTTCTACAGTATTTACTTGACCCGCATTAAACTGCGACTGTGCATTTGCTTGTGCAGCGTTAAACTGTGCAGCTTGTGTGGCGAGGTTGGCAAAAAATTGATTAACTTGATTTTGACTTGTTGCATTAAACTGTCTAGATGCATTTTCAGCCGCTTGATCTGTAAATAATGATTGCACCTGTTGTTGTGTTTTAAATAATTCGGTTTGTTGTTGATTGGATAGATTAGCCATATCTGTTTGCAAAAAAGTTTCTGCATTTTGAACCGCAGCTTGTTGACGGTTATTTAAGTTTGATTGATCCATCTGCGCAAGAGCAGCAGCTTCTGCAACAACAAGTGCTTGTCTGTTTGAAAGATTGTTTAGATTTATTGTATTGGCAAGACGACTATTTTCAAGTTGTACTTGTTGCTCTGCTGTAAAGTTTTGATTTGCTATGTCACTAATTTTTGCAGCATTTTGTACACGTGCTTGGAAGGACTGATCAAATTCTTGACCCATAAACTGCGCACGTTGTTGTGCGGCAAGCATGGCACGTTGTTGACGATTGGATAGGTTTTGTGATTCAAACTGTGCAAGTGTAGAGGCATCTGCTTGTGCTATGGGAAGGGCAGATTCCATAGTAGCTTGTACGATAGCTTGTGCAGCTATGGACGAAGAACCTAAACCACGTGCAACCATTTCTGCATTAGCACTACGTAAAGCACCTGCAGCCCATGCGGGTGGGTTAGAGGCATCAAAATTAGCAGTAAGCTGTGCGAGTTGCCCTTGTACCGTAGCTTGTTTAGTAGGAGTGGCCTCTGCAGCCTGTATCTGTTCAGTAAATTGTGCAGCAGTCTGTGCATCAGCAGCACCAGAAATAAGTTCACCTTGCTGTATTTGTCTCTGGACAGGATTGTCAATAAGTACAGCATTACCCTGTGCGGCAGTTACATTGCCTACACTAGATGCTGTTTGCTGGGCCGCTGTGACCTGCGCACGAGGGTCTACAGTGCCTTGTGCTGCTTGGGTAGCTTGAACCGCTGCATCGACGGCTGGTGCGGCTGCAACAGCTTGTGTTTGTGCTGCTTGATCCTCTTGAACAGTAGCAGCTTGTTGAGTTGTAGCTTTGCCTGTAGGCACAGCCGTTGTGCCAGTTACAGTGCCTACTTGCGGCGAAATATATTGCCCAATTTCAGAAGGAGTTGTCGCCGCGACTGTAACGCCACCTTGAGGCAATGCAGGTTGAAACATTCTTTCAACACTAGCTTCAGTAACATTCTTAGGTGTGCCACCCGTCTGCATCTTTACTACACCACCTTTTGCCATCTGCACAGCAGCATTAGTGAACTGTTGCATACGTGCTTTACGTGCGGGGTCTTGTTCAATGAAGTCTTGGAACTCTGCCATGTTGCCTGTATAGCCCATGCTCTTGGCGATTTTGTTCATCGCTTCTGGTTTAAATGCTCTGAATACAGCCATACTAATTCATTCCCATAAATACTGTGACCACCATTGCAACCACAAGCAGTGTGCTGCCCATTATCATTGCCTCAAGACGCCACATGCGCTTGTCCAAGCTGTCCAGCTTACCATGCACTAACTCACGGAACATGGCACACTCTTTCTCGTGCGCTTCTAGCTGCAACTGTGTTTTGATTTCCTGTTCCAAGCGAGGCTCCTGCACCAGCTTCATCAGTCGGCGTCAGCGATTGTCAAGTCACCGGCCTTGACCCGTTCCATAATTTCAATGTAGTGCCTGTTATCTTCTGCAAGCGGAACAAACTTAGTTACTCCGTCTTCAACGATAATAATGCAATGGTTATTGCCTTTGTCATCCGTGCCATATTTTGCTGATGATATGTTCATTTACAACTCCGCATCAAAACTTATGTCATTTTGAAAACTGTACGCAAAAGAGGCAGTGTTTGCTGTTGCCGAAGATGCCATTGAGGCATTTAAATTGAATGTTCCGTTCGGATGGTGTGCGCTTGCACTCCAACTGCTTACGTTATAAGTGCTACTGCCCTGACGTACTGAGGCAGATGTAGGGAATGTCACTGTTGGGGCTGCTCTCATGGGCATGAACATATGTGCGTTGAAGTTAGTCCCGCCAGAAGTTGCTCCAGCAATAATGATTTCGCCGCCTGCACTAGATTTTTGAAACTGGTGGAAATATCTATGACACGCAGCCAAATCATCGTCAAACGACCGATGCTCAAACGGCGTGGCCTGTTCGCCTAGTTCCATCTGAACGCCGGTAATAAACAACTCGTTATCGGTGCTAGAGAAAAGTGAACCAATTCCTACGGCTCTGTTTGCAGAGGTAGTGCTGGCCCAAGTGTTTGCAGTGTAAGTGCCGCTTGTAAAAGTAGAACCGGCATGAACCCAGAAGAAAAAAGAAAGACGATTTGCGTTGTCACTAGTAAGAGTTCCTGATGTGTCAGGAGCAAATGTAATGCTATGCCTTGTCCAAGATGTGCTTACAGTAAATTGTTGAGTATTATGCCGACTGTTTTCGTTATCAAATAACTCTAACATATACGTTTTAGCTGTGCCTTTAGCATAAAAAGATATTGTAACTGATTTTGCGCTTGAAGTTCCTTTTTGTAATACTTGCACATTTTGACCTTCGTTTTTGTAAGCAATGGCAGTAAACTCACCAGCAGCTACGGATGTATCTGCCGTGGTGCAATCTAATTTTATTGCTTTTGAAAAACCGGGCAAGTCAGTCACTGATTCTTGCGTCATTGTTAGACGACCAGCAGTGCTGCCTGTAGATATTTCAAATCTGTCTACAGTAAAATATCCTGCTGATGCACCAATGCCAGTGCTTGACGTACCTCGTTGCGCCACGTTCATTGCGCCGTTGATAATTATATTTCTGTTCGACAACGCCGTCTGCGAACCAATCAGTGCGGCGAGTTCTGCTGCTTTACTCATGCTAAGTCTCCACAACATTGACTACAACCGATGTCGTAATCAGTTAAAGCTTCAGTGCCTATGTCACGACCAACAATTCTATGTTTAGAACTATCTACTGTTGCTTGTGCTGCTAATTCTGATGCAAGTATATCTCCACTAATGCCAACAGAAACAACAACACTATAATTTCCATTAGAAAAATTATTTGTGTATTGTGGTTCACCCTTACCAGTACCACCGTCAGTTAATGACGCTATGTTGTGTGAATCAACTATTGCAGGAGTGGTTAAATTAATGTTGACCCAAGCCTTTGCCGTACCCTCTGCAACATTACTCATGGCAACAGAGTTGTTGCCACTGGCATCCTTCAGGGTGTTTACTCTAAGTTCACTAGCCATTATGCGAGGTCTCCATGTAC